TTGTGTAGTTGTTAGATATAGTCTGTGAGTTTTCATAGATACATCCGTCAGCTACTGTTGATGCTACACCTGTAAGATTACTACCGTCACCTGTGTAGGATGTTGCACCTAGAGCTCCTGTTGCAGAGTTAAAGGTTAGATTACTACCAGTCTTTGGTGCTTGGTCGCCTGTAGCTGCTGTAACAAATACAGGAAAACAAGTTGTGTCTGATGACTCATCTGCTACTGGTATAGTAGAGGTGTTGATAGAGTTTGTAGATGCCGCTGTAATACGTCCCTGAGCGTCTACAGTAATTGCTGGGATGGCTGTGGCTGAACCATAGCTACCAGCACTTACAGACGTGTCAGCGAGCTTTGCAGCAGTTACTGCGTCGTCAGCTATTTTTGCTGTAGCTACACTTCCATCTACAATAGAAGCTTCAACCACTGCACTGCTAGCTAGTTGATCTGCACCAACTGCGTCGTCTGCTATCTTAGCTTGTGTTACTGCATCATCTGCAATCTTGGCTGTAGTTACGTTTGCATCTGTAATCTTTGCGGTTGTAACTGCATCAGCTGCAAGTTTTGGAGCTGTAACTGATCCACTCTGTAGTATGGCTGTTGTAACTGTGTTGTCACTTGGTGTACCAATACTTACTGTTGATCCGATCGTGATGATGAAGAAATCAGCACCACTAGCAGGGGCGGCAGAAAATATAATATCAGCACTAGAAATTGCGAAACCCTCACTTGGTTGGCTGGTTCCTGAGTTAGGTTTCTGAATGACTCCATTGATGCTAACAATGTGTTGCTGTGCAAACTGACCGGGGTTACTAAGAGTAAATCTGTAAGCTGATCCATTAAATGTTGCACTTCCTCCTCCTGTGCTAGATGAACTAGATAATGTGTTTATAAAAAAGTTACCAACTGATTGGGTTACTTCCCATGCAGCTGTAGAACCATTATATACATTTAGTTTTCCTGTGCTAGTATTAAAAAACAAATCACCAGCATCATTATTACTTGTAGGATTCGACGAACCAACTCTATATCTTTCGTTGAAATCATTGATGTCTCCACTAAGACTAACTAGGTCACTTTCTGGTAGTGTAGCTTTGTGATAGTTGTATGTCTGACTAGAGCCAGTAGATGTTACGATAAAACGTATACCTGTAGCTATAGTAGAACTATGAAAGTTAGAAGGTATGTTGTTTATTGTAACAGTTGTGCCATTAAGTGTACGACCTGTTGTACTTACACCACTGCTGTTTACAACTATACCAGCTGCGTCTGCTATACTGATAGCGACACCAGATGCTGGTTGTGTGTTAGGAAATGACACCTCGTTAGCTATAGCTTCAAAACCACCAAATGGTTCTAGCTGTGCAGCTACATAGTCAACAATAGCACCAGAGGTTGGAAACTTAGTGTCATCATCTGTAATTGTAGTCTGCTTTGCCATACCATCAATCTGGTTGAGGTCGGCTATATCTGCTGTAAGGGCTGTGCTATCAGCAAGTTTTGATGCTGTGCCAGCCTGCATGCCTGCAAGAGTCTTGAGTTCTGCATCTGCAATCTTAGCTGTAGTTACTGCATCTGCTGCAATATCAGCTGTAGCGATTGTAAGATCTGTAATGTTAGCACTAGCAACTGTTATATCTGTAGGTAATGTGCCTCCAGCTAACTTTGCCATTGTTACAGCATTATCAGCTATCTTTGTACTGTTAACTGCATTATTTGCTAATTTAGAATTTGTAATAACACCGTCTGGAAGTTTATCTACTATAACTGCACCATCAGCAATTTTAGTTTGTGTAATAGCACTTGTTGCAACTTTGTTTTCTGTTACAGCTCCATCTGCTAACTTGCTTGCAGTAACTGCATTATTTCCTAATTTAACTGTTGTGACATTTGCATCTGTTATCTTAGCGGTTGTTACATTACTGTCGGCTATTTTAGCTGTTGTAACTGCACCGTCTTTTATATCGCTTGTTAATACTGTTTGATTTTGTTCTTCTTGTGCAGCAAACAGTAACTGCTCATGGTTGGCATTTAGGTCAGCTGCCTTGACTGATGACCCTGCCGTATATGTAGCCTTTGCACTATCTACATCTGTATCACGAAAGATACGTATAGCTGCTGGGCTAGCTGGTATGTTGCCTGATGTAAAGACTACCACACCACCACCTGTAGTAGTGTAGCCTGTAATATTGTAGTGTGTACCAGATGATTTGATGACACCATCTACATCAACTTTTACGTCAGACTCTTGTATAGAAGGGAAAGAAAACGACTTAGAAGCGTTCCCATCCCCAGTATAGTCTACGAATGTTGTTGCCATTTATTTGTATATGTTGAGGATGTTTGCTGTTTGAGCTTTCTTAAGTTCTTGTAACTCTTTGCGAGCTTCTTGCTCTGTAACTAACTGAGATATGTCACTTTCTTGACTAATTGTACTCCAAGCTACTTTACGAGCTTTATCAAACAATCTTTTAATAATTATATTGTGGTAGTAATCTCTTGCGTCATACTGTCCACGCTTACCAAATCTTATATCTTCGTACATCTTTTCCATAGATGCTATTATTTTAGGATCTTTAGATAGTTTGTCCAACTCTCTTTCCAAATTTTGTACGCCAATAGCTTGTTGAAATCTTGATCTAACTTCTGGCACGTCAGTTAAGTTTGTACCGTCAGGAGCGTAGTATGTAGACATACGTAAGTCGTAACCACTATCAAATAGTAACTGTCTACCGGGGCCTTGATCTAAGCTAAGAGATACAGGACTGACAGCGTTAAATGCACGAGTCATAAAATCCCAATCTTTAAGAGGCTTACCATTTAGTAAGTCATACTTAATAGGTAGTTCTTTTTTATAGCCTGCAAAGTTTTCCATAATTAAGTTACGGTTTCGTACAGACTGATCTATACCTGAGCCTATCTCACGCATGTATGGTGTAAATAATTTACCCATTTCATTTCGTAATCCAGCTAGCGGTACTTGGTTGTTTGCAAGTCCAGCGATGATTCTGTCAAACTGACCGGGGCGACCAGCAAATAAATCAACAAATGACTGTATACCAGCTAGATATGACTTACTGGTTATAGCCTGTGCAACAACAAGAGAAATCTTTTGTAGCTCTCTTTCTGTCCACTCTTCACCCATTAGTTCGCTTGCATCACCTACGTCAGCTATTGTAGACATGATTAAGTTGAATGGTTCAAACTGATCGTAACCTACACGTACAGCACCTAACTTAATAGTTCTTGGCTCCCACTTACCGTCTAACCAAGCTTGTCTTTTCTGTCTATCTACAGGGCCGTTACCGTTAAGATCACCACGCATCCAAGCTTGTGCAGCCATAAATGTTACAGCAGAACCCATTGCCAATCGGCCTGTTTGAAGAGCTTTAGCGTTAGCTAATTCTTCTACTGATGTAATACCATACTTAGCAACGTTATCTAAATTACTAGCACTAGCTGTTGCAATATCATTAAACTCTTTAACTAAGAAGTTAAAACCCGGTGTATACTTACCTGTAAGTGCAAGACCGTTAACGCCAGTTCTAGCAAACAAAAAGAATGGTTTAGCTAGAGGTGCAGCAGTAAACACATCATTAAGACCTTTGGCAAAGCCTGTAAGCTCTTGTGTAAGTGTTACTTCTTTACGTGCAAAGCTTGCAGCTTCATCAGTTAAATTACCAGCAGGGTCAAAGACCTGAGCATAAAAATCATCTTCGTATGCTTTCATAAGATCTTTAGTTATCTTAGGTGTTTTGTAACCACCTTCTTGTAACTCAAGAACTCTACGCATAGCTTTTTCACGCATCTTTGCACGGCCTAATATAAAACCAAAGGCATCGTCAGTTGCAGCCATGATCTTAGTAGAGTACGTTAAAAAGTTATTATTGTTCATGTTACGTGCCATGTTAGCTACACGAAAAGCTGCTTGCTCTCCGGGTGTAGCTCTGCCACTATCTTCTGCCCAACGACGTAGTATCTCCCAGTTCTCATCACCCTTAGTATACTCTGCATATCTAGTTTTGATAGAAGATATATCTCCTTTCCAGTATGAGTTTAGTTTACTTCTAAATAATGTAAATGATTCTGGTATAGATTCTACCATTGCATTTACTGATGCAAGACTAGCTCTAAGAGTAGCCACATCTCCAGTAAAAGGTGCACGTGCAAAAGCTCCTAGTGCCGTAGCAACAGGTCTAAGAAACGTTGCAGTAGCTGTACCCATAATTGCTCTAGCTGGTGTTTTAGGGCCGGATAGAATACTATTGGTCATAACACCTTCTAGCTCTCTAATAAGAGTACCAGTACGGTCTACACCACCTTGCTCTAACTTACCACCTAACAACACGTTTCTTGCCCATCTGTCGAAGTCATCTAAAGTGTTTACGTCTTTCATCATTGAGAAAGCTTCGTACATAGCCATAAGTAAATCTTCGTCATCATCTGCAATCTTAAGTACAGTCTGTATAGCTTCTTTTGAGTTTTTTACTTCTTCTTTTAGAACTTGATCTATAGCATCCTTACGTTTTTTACCAGCACCTAACTCTCTAAATGAGTCAGATTTTATCAGTCTAGCCTTTTTTGTTTCATACAAAGCAGTCAACATAGTATCTACTATCTGCTTAGTCGGGCCGTCTATAGTGCTTATATCTACTATATCAGCTATTTCTCTACCAGCTATACCTGTATCCTGTAGTTGTTTTAAAAGTGTACCTACAACTAAGTCACCTATAACTACATTCTTAGATGTCCAAACTTCCTGACCATCTATAACATCGTTTGTTTCAAACAAGTTTTTTAGATACTCACCAGCAGACATATTTGACGCATCTCTACCGTTTGTAATAGCTTGATGCCCTTCTATAGCTTCTCTAAACTTAGCAACAAGTGCTTGCCTGTTACCTTTTACAGCTTCCATTTCTTTAGCAAACTTCTCGCTACTCATTAAAGTTCTAGCTATACGTTCGATTGTTGCATCGTCAGATCCGCTTTTTAATGCTATACGCTCACGTTCTACTGGTGTAGTAACAGAGCCTGCTGACCCTTCTTCTGAGCCCCACTCATTACGTGTGCGTGATAGCTGTTCACGAGCTTGCTGTGGGTCAACTTCTGATATGTGTGCCCCTTGATGTGGGTCAGCTACTGGTCTGTTTTTATCAGCCCTAAACTGTAGTTCACCTTCACGTAGTTGTGCTACGCCAGCTTCTATAGTTTGTTTATCTATACTTTTGTTACGTGCTTTGATTTGATCTACAGCACCTTTGCTACCTTTTTTTAGTGTGTATGCAATTCCATCAAACAATAAACCTATACCCATACCTTCAACGATGTTTTTAATTTTCATCATTACAGGATGGTCAGTGTCTTTTGTTGCCAACGGTGTGTCAGCCCAGCCGTATCTTTCAGATAGTGCACCTAAAGCGTTCTGTTCGTCTGATTCTTTTGATATAAGATCAGACACAGCACCTACAGCTGCACCACGAGCTAGACTGCTACTGGTAAGACCTACAAGTCCAGCTGGTACAGTTACAAGACCGGTAGCTGCAACAGCCTTAGCTGCTCCGACTGCTCCGACTGCAAGTGTACCAAAGTGTACTAGAGCTCTTAGTTGTTTACCCCACCATGTCTTGGTTTCAATAGGGTTGTCGTAGGAATCAAATGGTGTAAATTCTGGTTTGTAGAAACCTTTTTCTTGTTTCTCTCTTTGCATTTCTCCTGACAACGCATCTATTGTACGCTCAGGGAATGTTGCTAATGATGATGCCGTATCTTGTAAACCGCCCGACAGTATTGACTGACCCTCTTTGATGAGTGCCTTAGCACCCCAAGTTTCAGCATTACGTGGGTCGATTTGTTCAGATACAGCTTGCTCTTCTGCTTGTACTTCTTCTTCTTGTCTCTGTTGCTTTTCTTGCTCACGTTGAGTATAAATGTCTATAGCATCTCTAGCAGCAGATATACCAGCATCTATTGCTTCATCATCAACTCCATTATATCCATAGGAATTTGTCATGGTTTGTTTTTAATTTATTCAGAGAAATCTAACCGTTGTCTCTTTCTTCTTTTCTCTATTTTCTTTTGTTTTTGTTGCTCTTTGAAAGCTTTAACGTTTTCGTTGCCACCTTCTTCTGCATCTTTTTTCTGTGCTTTTTCTAGATCAGTTAGTATAATATCAGCAATAGGTTTAGCTAACATATTTAATTGACTAAATTTGTAATTAGCTAATCTAGGAAAGATCTCCTTCATAGCTTCGATTTCAGTTGGACTAAATACAGTCATATCTGTTACCTGTAACTGACCTTCTTCAATCTTCATACCACGTATAGAGTTTCTTTTGTTTAGTTGGAATCTTATAGACTCAAACGCAAGAAAGTCTTGAAAGTTAGCATCATAAGCTTGGCCGGGGTTTTGTTCTAAAAACGCTTTAAACGCAGGCTGGTCGAATAACTCTACAAGTTGCTTTCCTGTTATACCATAACGTCCAAATACAGCTTCTGGGTTTTTCTTTGCCATAGCATAAATACTACGAGGCAGATTACTTGTATCGCTAGGATCGTAAACACGTAAGTCAGATAACTGTACTCGAGCATCTTCTGGTATACCAAATGCTTCTCCAGCTTTTGTGATATTAGCCATTATAGTATAGCCAAAGTTTTCTATTCTGGCATCTAATCCTGTTTTATTACCTTTAAAATAATCGTATCCAGTACCTGTAAACTTACTATCCGTTGCGCCTTCTTCTGCTTCTGGTAATGCAAACGTATCAAGTATAGACTTAGACATAGGCTCACCAGTAATCTCAGACGTTTTAGTCATTAGATTCATCGTACCTACTAAGCCGCTTGTATCTTCAAACTGCATTTCCTCAGATGTCATAAACTGTCGTCTAGGATCTACAAAAAAACCTTTTATAGGATCATTTTCAAACACGCCTAAAGCATTGAGTCGTCTAAACATTAACTCTCTGGGACGCATCAAAGACCCATCATTATCTTTTACCTTAAACTCTGACCACCATTGTATTACTTCTTTGTGCAGCTTTCCACCACTTCGTATATGAAGTAAAGTTTTTTCTAACCAAGGAGCTTCACCGTCATATACTGTGTTAGAGTCTACTGTACTACCCTGACTATCCTTATGTAATTTTATAAGATCTTGTTTTTGGTATGCTAACTTAGAACTATTAACTACGAGTGTAGCATCATAGTCACCGTTGTTTAGTTTAAGTATTATGTCGTCTAACTTTGACTGTACAAATAGTTTTGGATCATTGCCGTTATCTACATGTATTTCAAAGTCAGACTTACCACCCGGATTTTCTGAACGTATAAGAGAAGCTTTTAACTCATCTTTTAGTGTAGTGGCTAGAAAATAATCTTTAGCATCTAAGCCACCTACCTTTTTCTTTTTGTAAAGAGCTACTTCTTTTAGTATAGCACCATCAAAACCATTTACTAAGGCTGCGTTCTTAAGCTGTATATCAACGTCTTTATTACCTAAGTAGTCTATTGATGTTTCTAAGTCAGTTATAAATTTTGGTTTGATACCTTTTATAGGATGATTAGGAACCCAAAGGTTTGGATCTCCATAGTAGCCCTGTATAATTTTAAAAGCTTCGGCAGCATTGACTTTTCTATTGTTTTTAGCAGCTAACTCATACAATGCTGTAACTTCTTTCTCGTAAGGTCTTTGTAGTTTTTTATGTATCTTTTTCTCTTCTGAGTTTTGTGTATTAAACTTTCTTTCAATAGCATCATCAACTGCTTTTACACGATTAGATACTTTTAAAAAAAACTCGCTTTCTGGATCTAACGAGGCAAGATAATCTCTAACATTTCTAAAATCTGTTTGAGTCGCAAAATCTGAATAAGGTAAATCTTCTAGTACAGCATTGGCTTGTGCAACAGTTATTTTGTTATTGTCAAGTAACTCTGCTATTTTTGTAAAATAGTAATCATTAGCCTTAGACATGTCTCCGTTGAATCCATAGGTAGGAGCAACAGAGATTTGTTTAATTATACTATTTTTATCAGTAAACGTAGTTAAATCTTGACCATTTTCTGGAGAAATATTTATTGAAGTTGCAGAAACTCTAATTTTATCATCTAGTATTTCCTTCTGTTCAGCCTTAAGATTAGTGTTAATCTGAGTAGTCAAAGCATAGCCATATCTACGTGCTATGTTGTCAATACTGGGCTGTACTATTTTTAGAAGATTCTTTTCGTATCTACCAGACTCAATGTCAAAGCCTCTTTTTATTGCTTCTACGTGTATCTTGTTGCGTATAAGTTGTTGTACAAACTTACGCATGTCGACACCTTCTTGCACGTTAGTTAAGGCATCATGACCTAACTGTTGTAGTGCACTGGAGTAAATAGATCCTATAAACTCTTCATCATTATACTTAGCAAGAAATGTTTTTAAGTCTACATCTTCGTCAAGATCAAAGTTAAGTTGTTTTAGGATCTCCTGTACTTCTGGTATTCTAGTGTCCTCGTTGTTACCTATAAACTCTGCTAACTTAAGACCATTGTAAGAAGTTTCGTTATCAGTACGATTGACAAGCTCGTTTCGATTCTTTCTATCTTGAGCAAGCTTGTAATCGTTTAACTTCTTTTCTAGTCTTTCAGCTTCAGTGGGGTAGAGTTCAGCTAGCTTACCAGTTATATTATATATGGCTTCTAATCTTCTATCTCTTGTTTTATATCTATTCTCCTCTATCTTCATCATGTCATTATAGAACTCCTTAGTGTCCTTAATGTTCTCGTCAATCTGTTCGTTGACGGCAGCTGTCATGTCAGCTTCTGTTGCTAGATAGTTAGTATCACTAATATCGGGTATCTCGTCTTGTGGAGTACCGATGACGTTTCCGTAAGATGATGTCATACAACCTCCATAGCAACGTCTATTTTACGGTAATCAACAGTTAGATGGTTTTGATCTATACCTACAGCCATAGGATTCTTTTGTAATACATCCTGAGCCATAGCTCCACGGAATCTTACATCCCCACCTATATAATTAAATTCATAGATTTTATAACCTTGTGGTGATACACCTACTTGTTTAATATTTTCTTTTAATCTTCTATCTGAAGTAAGAGGTTGCCATCCTAACGCACCAGCAGTACCAAGAGCTTGGAAAGTAAAGTTAAGGAATCCGCTGAATCTATCTGTTGGTGATAGCATTACAGGTGCACCGTATGCTGCTGGTATACCCAGTGCTTCACGTGCTTTTGCGTTCTTATTCAAGTACTTACGTCTTGCACCTTCTTGTGCATACGCCATGTTTCTACCAAAGGTTGCGTTCATTACACTATCTACTTTGGCTCTGGTTTTTAGATAATCCATGTAGACGTTCCTACCAGCTGCTCTAGATCGACCACCTTGTAAGGATCTACCGTAAGCTTTGTTTCTATAAAATTTAGTAGCAGCTGCCTGTACAGCAACTCTACCTTTACCTTGCTTATATAAAGCTTGAACATAGGCATCGCTAAGGTCACGTCCATATCCAATTAGGTTTCTAGTTTGTGTTCTTTTTAAGCTAGTTTCTTTGTTAAAAAACTTCAGTGCCTGTTGAGCATACACTGCATCTTTTTCTCTAGCCTTTTGTCTTTGTTGGGCTCTTAGACCCGCATTAGCATCTACGCACACGGCAAAATTCAATAAATGTTACATTGTTCGGCCCATGTTTTAACTTACGTAAAAACTTAAAGCCAAGAAACTTGAGCAGTTTTAAATGTGCTTCGTTTCGACTGTCAACTATATTCCAAAGCAAAGGCTCTTCCCGGCTATCGACATACCGTTTTGCCTGTCTTGCAAATAAAGTTGGTTGTTCGTGGATTACATTGGTGCATAGCATCCAAATATCACCCTCTCTACCTACGCCTGCCATACCAGCAGCCTTGCCGCTAGGCGACGTAAAATAGACTGTAGAGGCCACTGTGGACATCGCTGCTAGATACGTTAGCGGATCCATTCCGTGGCCCTCTGAGATCTCTCTGAAGTCCTCTGAGCGTAAATTAGAGGCCACTTCTAGAGCAGCCTTCAAAGTTATAGGGTGAATGTATTTACTTTTTAAGGTTTTCATATATCGGTTCAAGTTTTTCTATTGTGTCTGCCATCCAAGGCTCCCATGGCATTTGCTTCATGCCCTTTTGGACATATCTTTCATACCATCTGTTGGTCTTCATTCTCCAATAGAAGTATCTGAGTTCTGTTTCTGTAAGTTGTATGTTATACACGGCGATAATATTTAGGTGAATAGTCCCCTTCCCAAGACATTGATCTTAATGTAGCTGGGGCAGGGTGTGAGGACTTGAGTTTTATCTCAACGTTTGTGTTTTTCTCGTAGACTGGGACAGTCTGTATAAACTCTTCGAGATATGGTGCATCAGATGCGTCGTACTCGTCGAGCTCTGTTGATTCGTAGATTTCTGTGTAATCATTTTTACCTACTCTTTCAAGTGTTGTTTCGTATAGACCTATCTTACCAAAGTGAAACTTGACTCTATGTAAAACTAAAGATGAGTTTACGTCTGCTGTAGATCGTGCACCATCTATTTTTGTAGGATAGAGTGTTGGTATCTTAACTTCGTATGGATAGATATAGCCTATGGTAAGTGTAGCACCAGACCAGTTACCGGGTAAAGTAAAACTCGTACCTGATACTGTAGCCTTGGCGTACCGACCAACTCGTGCAGAGCTGGTGTTTGTGTCAATCACAACTAGATCGTGGTTAGGTGTGGTAACTGTATTCAACCAGCTGACACCAGTAAAGGTAGTCAGATTCGTAGTTGAGTTAAAGCTGCCGCCGCTAACAGTAGTATGATTATCCACATGTAATAAGAAGTCGACATTATCTTGTACTATGCTAGGGTCTGTTTCAGTCTGCACTAGCTTGATACTCTGTAGATAATAGTCACTATCTAAAAAGAAATACTCATCATTGATAATAAAGTGATATGTCAATGGATTGTTGAGCTTCCATTTGAACCATGCAGCCTGTGATCTTTTTTCTGCCGTTTGGAAATACTTATAACCAAAGACAGTATCTGTTCCTGTTTTACCTATCAACACAATAGAGTTTTCTCTAGAGTTAGTCATTAGGTCTATGTTCTTAGGTAGTAAGGTAGGAACAACTTTACTTACTTCAATTATATTAGGCTCTCCTTCTCGTGCTGAGTTAGCCATCTCATTGAATCTACTAAACTTACCAGAGTTATCTATGTAAGCCACTGTAGTTCCTAGAGATATAGGAGGCATGTTTTCATTATAGTTAAACGTAGCTATACTTCTCAGTTTAGCTGTGTCAGGGTTGAATACTGTATCATCTGATGCCAGTAAGAATTGTTGGTTTGTACTAAATACAAGTAAACCAGCGTTGATTTCTATACCATCAAACAAGTCAGATGGAAACATGGATGCGGCTGATATATCTACAGGGTCAGATACTGAGACTGTCAAAGCTGTTTCAATAAAAAAGTTAGGTCGTCCTAATGTACCCGGCCTTGATGTAATTACATTCTCGCCTGCTAGAAACGCTAGTCTGTTACGAAAGAACAGCACCTTGTTGATACGTTTACCTACAAATGATGGCATAGGATTAGTAAATGTATCACCGACATCCCGTACACCATAGTCAAACGGTCTGACTGTAAATGTAGTTGCGGCAGTACGTTGTATAACCAACGGCATGTTAGTTAGAGTTGTAGTAATACCAGACTTTGCACACTCAGTCCAAGAACCATTACCATCATTACCATTTTGACCTTCAAACTTTAGATAGTAGTCATCTTCTTCTGATCGTAAAGCATTAGCCACTCTAACAATATAGCCATTTTTGCACTGATTAGGTAAATTTTGTACATCATTGACAGAGCTTTGCATAACTCTCATCAAATCATTTTCAACTACATTAACAGTAAAAGCATTGTTACTAAAAATGTATATACCTGTACCTATGACTTTACAGCTGACTCCTGATATAGCATCTATATCTGCTTTTAGTCCGCCTAGAATTGTATCTGCTGTTACAGCTGTTTGTGCGTCAAACGGTGTAGGTTCTGGTCTAATCAACCCGTCACCATTACTACTTACTGTAGCGTTAACCTCTGTAGTTTCTATCTCTTCTACACGTATAGTATAAGTTGCATTATTACCACCAGACGCACCACCTTGAGCTGAGTCTAAGGTTACTGTTACAGTGTCACCTACAGCCCATCCTTCTCCACCATGCAGCAATACTACTTCTCTTTGGTAGCTGCATCTATAGTTTTGACCATCAGGGCCGTTATCAAAGTTTGCTGAGTCGTAGTTAGGACTTACACCTTGTTGACCTAGAATATTAAGTCTAAATATTAAATTTTTCTTTGATCCTGAGTCGACACTAAATACTTGGGTTCCGATGCCGGGGCATGTTCCTGTACCATCTGACTCATCAAGTGTGTCACTTTGTATTTTAATACGTGTAGCACGACTGAGGCTTGTGACAGCAGTTGTACTAAATATATCAAGTCCATATTGTCTTCCGTTTTCTGTTCGTAGTAATTCTAACATTGCAAAGTGCGGATCAGGCGGGGCTGTTGATGTGCCTGTCTCACCGACTAAAGTATTAGAATTAGAAGAGTCCCTACTGTTAACAAATGTAGTATCATTGATAGTAAGGAACTGTAAGTTTTCTGGGTCACTTGTTGCTAGATATGCTTGTACTGCTGACTGATGGTCTGTGCCGTTATGTGTGTAGCTTGTAGTCATTTGTTGCCCGTCACTACAACGCCATACACGCACCTGACCATCGGCAGCTACTTGTCCTATATAAGATCCCTCTGTCTCATCACGAAAGTAGTGAAACCAAGAGCCACCACTTTGTACATTGGTAAGTGCATCAGTTCCAATTCTTTTAGCACCCGGTCTTTTGAACAGTCCATTAGTAACATCTGGTATAGCGTTTACTATGTCTGTGACTTGGCCGGGGAA